AACCCTAACGACTGCTCTGACAGTGGGTATTCTCAAGGAAGCTTTTGGAGAAGTGGTGAGTCAAATATCACAAGCTGTTTCTACTATAAGCGAGTTTATATCATCAATGGATCCTACGACATTACAAGCAATTGTTGATGGGATTATCGCTTCTGTGGTTGCTTTTAAAGGCTTGAAAACAGCTAAAAACGTCATAACTACTTTGTCAGAATCATTTAATGTGTTGAGGTCAGCTATTACAGGCCATCCAATCTTAACACTAGCTGTCATTATAGCTGGCTTATATACGGCATTTATGACGGCCTATAACGGAAACGAAAAGTTTAGAAAAGCAGTTGATAAAACCGTAAAAGCAGTTACCGACTTCGCCAAAAAAGTAGGAGATATGTTTAAAGGATTTGATCCTTCAATTCTCATCCCTATTGTTGGAGGCTTGACTAGTATTGTGGCCACTCTTAAATCAATGGGTAAATTGAATGGTGTGTTTAACATATTCAAAAAGATCCCAAATCCGTTTAAGAAGTTTGGCAAGAATGCTAAGGGTGCTTTTGATGGCATCAACTCATCTGCTGGCCAATCTAAAGGGATTATTGAGCAGATATTTTCTGGTATAGGTTCTGTTCTTGAATCTATTGCAAACGGAATTTCTACAGTAATACAAGGTATAGGTTCTGCACTGTCCACAGTAGTACAAGGGTTTGGTAAGGCTGCATCGATGGCCAACCCTGCTCAATGGTTCGCAATGGGTGCAGCGTTTCTAATGATTGGTGTTGGTGTGACTTTTGCGGCCGCTGGTATCTATATTTTGGTACAGGCTGCAATCCAACTGGCTAATGCAGGCACTGGCGCTCAAGTTGCTTTGTTGTCCCTTGGTATTGGTATAGCAGTTCTAGCTGGTATCTTTGCTTTGCTAGGGCCAGCATTAACGGCAAATGCCGCTGGAATACTAGCGTTTGGTGCTGCTGTCCTGATGGTCGGGGCTGGTATCGGTATAGCAACAGCAGGGATCTCTCTATTAGCTCAACAGCTACCCACAATAGCAGAATATGGGGTAAGTGCATCAGTAGGTATGTTAGCCGTTGGTGGTGCTCTGTTAGTAATTGGAGCAGGTGCTTTGATTGCTGGCGTTGGGCTTGTTGTTTTAGGTGCGGGACTAATGGTTGCGGCAGCGGGTCTTGCGGCAGTTGGCGCAGCTTTAAATGTGGCAACGCCATTTATATCAACATTTGCAGATGCTATATCGCAAGTTGTGACTGCTATTAGTACTGGTTTGAGTTCTGTCTTAAACTCTATCGCTGGAGTTATCAAAGAGGTAGGTAATGCAGCACTAAATGCAGGGAAAGGCTTTAAATTATTGGCTGATGGAGTGGCTAAGATTACAAGTCTTAATCTATTTGATATGGCTGCATCTCTTGCGGCAGTAGCTGTTGGAGTTGGTGCTATATCTGCCGCTAGTGGAGGAATGGCTAGTGCTGGAAACGGCATGAAGTCGTTAGGACAAGGTTTAATGCTTGTTAGCGCATTCGGTACGTCTGCTATGACAGCTTTAACAATATTGCAAAGCACCCTGACATCACTGCCAGCTACGTTGACTACGACAGCGGCAAGTTTTGCAACATTCACCGCTCAAGCAGTTGCAGGTTTAGCAGGCTTGTCAGCTATAAATGCACCAATCACATCGTTTAGAGCACAGATAACAGCTATTGTATCAGCATTAGCAATGGCTGTTACAGCATTTGCTCAATTAGGATCGTTATCATCTGTTGTATCAAGTCAATTAACGATGATAGCAACAGGCATACAAACTGTCACAACTGCATTTGCTACTTTGCCAGGACAAATCCAAAACGCTATGCAGACAGCTCTAACAGCTATTATCAGTGTTGGCTTACAAATGCAGATGCAAGGTAGATTAATTGGCATTAAGACTGTACAGAACATGTCTCAGGGGCTCATCAGTGGCCAAGGGCAATTGATGTCTGCTATGTCTGCACTCATCAATGCAGCAAGAGCTGTAGGTATGTCTGGTGTTGGTGTGATGCGATCTGTCGGGGCTTATATTGGTCAAGGGTTAGCTCAAGGTATGCTGTCTTCGTTAGGAGCTGTAACAGAAGCAGCTAATGCCCTTGTCGCTCAAGCCGAAAGAGCAGCACAAGCTAAAGCAAAGATCCACTCTCCATCCCGTCTATTTAGAGATAATGTTGGTCGTTATATCTCTCAAGGGGTAGCGGTCGGTATTTTGGCGGATGCCAATAAAGTAGATGATGCAATGGGTAGTGTGTATGATCATATCCAGTCATTTAGCTTTAGAGCAGAGGATGTGATCGGTATCGGTAAGTCTAAGTTATCCAAGATCGTACAAGTCAAATCTGACCTCGAAAACGCTGTAAAAGCCACTGTTGAGGTCGCTAAAGAGAAGAGTAACAATCTACTTAAACAAGCTCTTGATGTTGCTGAAAAAGCTGTCGAGAGACCTGTCAATACCTATCTTGATGGTGATGTGTTGGTGGCCAAAACAGGAGACAGACAAAAAGCTTATCAGGATAGAAAGACAATCATAAATAACAGGATGAGAGGTATAAAAATTTGAGTAAGGAAATGACGTTTAATGGCGTAAATATGTCTCGCTATTTTCGCATCACAGATATCATCCGACCGATTGGGAATAAGAGGAGCATCGCTAGCAACGATGCCCCCCTTATTGGTGTTAATGTACAGCAGGTAAAGATCGGGCCTAAAGAGCACACTATCAAATTTGACATGAAAACTAATACGCCTGAAGAAATGGAAAATCTCAAACATGAATTAGCTGGTGTATTGAATGTTTCGGAACCAGCTAAGATTGTATACGGCGATGAACCAGATAAGTATTATCTAGGCTATCCAGTGGATGAGATTACACCAGAAAACATAACAAGATGGTTTCAGCGATCAGAACTTAAAATCCTCATTGCAGATGGTGTGGCGCATTCGTCGACCTATCGAGAGTTTGACGATGTCAAAATTGATAATGGAAAACTAGTAATTGATGTGGATAACAGAGGTACTACTCATGCTTTGCCGATCATAACAGTTAATCACACATCAACTAATGGATATATCGGACTTGTCAACTCTGTTTCAGCCTTTGAGTTAGGCAATAAAGAGGGATATGTGACAGATCCAAGACTGAGATCAGAAAGCTTGCTAAATTATCGAGGAGATAAGGTTTCTGCTGGATTATCTTCTGGCCGTAGAAATCAAGCGATCCTAAATGACACTTCGCAAGCATTAGATGGAACACTTGGGATTGTTAATGTATGGAATAGACCACATATGCACATAACAGGTATTGGAAAAGGTAATGGCAACCATGCAGCAAGTCTTACATGGGATATACCAGCAGATTCATTTGGCAACCGTGGATCTTTGAACGAGTATTTTTGGTGGAGACAAGTTTTTCGGGTAGGTCGATATGATCAGCTCGGTTTCATTAAAATTATGTTTTCAGACGAGCAAGGCCGTTTCTTGTATGGCGTAGAAAGTATCAAGAGAGAGACGGGTGCTAAATGTGAGTATAACTTCCTGGTCACAAATGGCCAAGGTGGATATAAATTAGTCAATCAGTGGGAGTTCGAGGCTGAAGAGAATCAAGCAACAAATCCGTTTGATCCTCCTAGAGGTTGGTCTGATTTAGAGCGTAGAGATGATGTTGTTCAGGTCTTCTGGTTTGGTGGCTATCACAAGTTTAGAGTTCCAGAAATCGCTGGTAAGAAATCTGCTAAGATCCATATTGCCTTAGGTACATTTGGTAATAGAGAATGGCCAACACATATGTATATTGATGGTTTTGAGTATCGAAAAGATATGGTCTCTGGTAATCGAGCTGTACCAAATAGATTTTCAGCGGGTACAGAGGTAGTTATCAACAGTGAAGATGATACTGTACAAGTAAATGGTATCGATAGTGTATCGGATGTAGTGGATGGATCAAATTGGCTATCCATACCACCTGGAAGGAGCTCTATTGAATGTTATCTGTCAAGCTTTTCTGGAGATAAACCAAGTATAAAAGTTAAGTTTGAGGAAAGGTGGCTTTAATGTTATTAACAATACACAATCAGCATCTTAAAAAAGTTGCATTTATTGATAACAACAAACAAAAAACGCTGAACTATTACGATGATACCTGGACAAGACAATTAGAGACTGGATCATCAACGTTTGAATTTACGGTATTTAAGCGATCTGTCCAATCAGATATGTTGGGGTATAAAGCATATAAGACATTACATGATAAAGCTTTCGTTTCATTCAAATATAAGCAACAAACCTATGTATTTAATGTAATGAGGGTTGAGGAAGATGAGCATACAATCAAATGTTATTGCGAAAATCTTAATCTTGAGCTTTTAAATGAATACGTAAATCCTTATAAGGCTAGTGAAGCACTGACCTTTAAGCAGTATTGCGATAATATGGGCTTGCTCAACTACTCAGCATTATCAATCGGGATCAATGAGGTAGCTGATTTCAAGCGTACTCTTGAGTGGGAGGGGCAAGATACTAAACTTGCTAGACTACTATCTTTAGCAAATAAATTTGATGCAGAAATTGAATTTGAGACAAAATTAAACCCTGATAGTACTTTAAAATCATTTAAAATTAATGTTTATCGTGAAAATGACGATGAACATCAAGGGGTAGGTAAGATCAGAACAGATATTAGGTTGGAATACAAGAAAAACCTAAAGTCTATCAAGAGAACCGTGGATAAAACTGGCATTTTTAACGCTGTCAGGCCAACAGGTAAGACAGAGGGTGATGATCCTAAAGAAGTTACTATTGGTGGCATGGTTGATCCCATAAAAGAAAAAAATGCTAAAGGAATTTTAGAGTTTTATCAAGATGGAGATGTGCTATATGCTCCTATCTCTCGGCAAATGTACCCATCAGCGTTTGCACCAGAAAATAATGATGATCAATGGATCAGAAAAGATTTATTTGTTGAATCTGACAATCAGAAAGTCATTAGGGCAGCAGGTTTGAGAGCTTTAAAAAAAGCAGCTTATCCAGCTGTTACTTATGAAATTGATGGATTCTTGGATGTCGAGATCGGAGATACAATCCAGATTTACGATAATGGATTTTCTCCCGCGCTTAATATCAGAGCTAGGGTCTCAGAACAGATTATAAGCTTTACAAACCCTCAGAATAATAAGACAACCTTTGCTAATTTTAAAGAGCTTGAAAATCGTCTATCTAGCAACTTACAAGCAAGGTTAGAACAACTTATAGAGGAATCTAGACCGTATGTCATCAGACTATCTGCTAGCAATGGTGTTGTGTTTAAAAACAATAGAGGGCTATCTATTATCACCCCTACTTTATTAAAAGGTAGTAAAGAGATCTCTGGTGTTGAATGGAAATGGCAACTAAGCAATGCTGTTACAACCAGCAATACTTACACAGTAAATGCTGCTTTGGTCACAGATGCAAGTAAATTAACTGTAATGGCTTTTGTAAATAACAAAGAAGTCGCAAAAGATTATCTGACATTAGTCAATGTAAATGACGGTATCAAGGGTGATAAAGGAGACAAAGGCACTTTTGAGGGGACTGTTGGGCGTAGAAATCTATTAAAAGGCACTAAGGCTTTATCGAGGTATAGCCCATCATCCGAATACAATGGCTTTAAAGTGGCTCGGTCTGTTGCTGGCGCTACTGGTTATCAAGATACTTACTCAGAAAAGATGACGGTAGCAGCTACTGGTAAAGAGTATGTGGCTGTGTTTTATGCTAGAGCAAGTCACGATAATTATCAAATTCGTTGCCATATGTATGGGCCAAACACTGGTACCACAGTTGAAACTAGTACAGGCTATACCGCTAGCAGTAACGCCGACGGTGTGGCTTTGTTAAAAATCACAAGAGAATGGAAGCCTTATTGGGTTAAGTGGGGGCAAAATCCCACAGATAAACCTAGAAACATTATAATTGGACGTCATGGAGTACAGATGGGAGGTATTGCTGGGGCGTGGGTAGAAATCTGCGCACCTGCTCTATACGAAGGCCATGCAGTTGGTGACCATGTAGACGCTCCAGAGGATACTGAGATACAAATCAAACAAGTAGAAGATCAAATACCAACAAATGTCGCTGGCAGAAACTATATTTTAAACAGTGACATAAGTGGTAGTTTAACTAGTGGTAAAAATGTTGATTTAGCAATATCTCCTGATTTTTTTTCAGATGTTAACATGGAACGTAGTTTTACTATATCGATTGAAATCGAGGGAAAAAATTTGCAGGTTTTAAATGGACGTAGACGCTTTGGATTGGCATTTTGCTTTAATTTTGAAGACGAAGGGCCTTGGTATCCTGAAGTTTGGCAAGAGACTGACACAGATAAAAAGCGAATCTCTAGAACTTGGAATTTGCCTGTCGGTAAAAATCTAAAGAGTATCCAGTATGTCAAAATTATGAACTCAACTGGCTCATCTATTGGGTATGCTAGGCCAAAGCTGGAAATTAGTAGGTTGGCAACTGCATGGAGTGTAGCGCCAGAAGATATTAAATCTAAGGCTGATGGTAAACTCACACAAGAACAACTTAATGCGCTTGCAGAAAAAACTCAAATACAAGATGCTGAACTAAAAGCAAAGGCATCTATACAGGCTTTGAATGAACTAGAAAAAGCATACACAGCATTTGTCAAGTCAAATGCTGAAGCAGCTAAAAAGTCAGAAACTGATCTTATTGAGGCAGGTAGGAGACTGGAACTTTTAACCACGCAAATTGGCGGATTGAGAGAGATGAAAACCTTTATTGATACTTACATGAGTTCATCCAATGAAGGGCTAATTATTGGTAAAAGTGATGCTAGCTCAACTATCAAGGTGTCTAGCGATCGGATTTCCATGTTTAGCGCTGGTAAGGAAGTTATGTATATTAGCCAAGGGGTGATTCACATTGACAATGGTATCTTTACCGCCAGCGTGCAGATTGGCCGTTTTAGAACGGAGCAATATCCAGAAAATCTGGATATGAATATTATCCGATATGTCGGATAGAAAGGAGTAATATGGCTGAATTTTGGAGTAATGACGATCGTGGTTATCGTATTAGATTATGGGTTGATCAAGTTGGTCAAAATGCAGAAGCAAATAGTAGTCAAGTAAGATTTAGGTTAGCGCTACTTAATACAACAACTACTTTTGCAGGGTATAGTTGTACTGGATATATCGATTACAATGGTCGTCGTATCAATTGGCATGGAACACCTAGCATGCTTAATTGGAATGATACATTTTGGCTCATTGATGAG